CACGGTGTCGCGGCCGTCTGGCAACCAGAGGCGGTTATTGAGGTAGGTCGCCCAGCCGGTCGAGCGGTGGGTGCGGAAGGACGCACCAGTGGCAGGCACTCCCGCATCGGCTCGGACAAACTCTGCGGCCGATCCATCCCACCACAGCGGCGGCTTAACGCGGCGTATGGCGATGCCAGCGGTGGCATCCGGCGCAGTGCCTGCGGGCACGGCGATGGTGAAGCTATTGGTCGAAGCGGAGAGGATGTCGTATTCATGCCCGGCGAAGGCCGCGACCGTCTCGCTCTCCTCGATGCGCACGCGCTGGCCTGCCGCATAGCCGTGGCTGGTAATGTGGACCGTGGCCGTGCCGCCAGAAACCGTAATGCCGCTGGCGGTGGTGTATTTCCACCCCCAGCCTGGCAGCGTCATGTCGGCCTCGCGCAGGAGGTAGAATCGGTTGAACGCCTGCACGCAGGAGGCTTCGTCCGTGTAGGCGAGGATTTCGTCGGCAGCGGATCCTGTGGCGGGGTAAGGAATCTCCTCGATGGGCTCGTCCTGTCGCCAGAGGAAGGCCGAGGTCGGGCCGCAGAGGACGATGTATTCATTTTCGTCGTTGTAATTTGGCGAAGAAAATGTGCCGCTCGCCAAGATGCCGCCGTCGTAAATGGAGCGAACGATGGTGTTGCTATCGAGCACAAAGGGCAGCACAAGCGGCTGCGTGCCTGCGGCGATCTCGTCGCCGAGTCTCAGAGCTCCCTTGCGGGTCTGCGCCACGCCTCGGTCGAGTCGCATGTTTTCGACATACTGGACCATGCCGGGTTGGAGCTGGAGGGGGTTGAGACGCGACGCCATGCCGAGAAATCCGGCATCTCCTTCTACAATGGTCGCGTCGTCTGGCATTACTTTTATTATGGGGTGAGCGTGTCAAGCAGGGCTCGGATGGCGGGGGCTTTGATGCGGGGCTCGCCGCTCCAGCGGCAACGGTCGGCGATGGCGCTGGGGGAGTAGCCTGCGTAGCGCACGCAAGTTTGGCGCACGCGGTCGAGGAGGTGGGCGGGAATGCCGGGCACGGCGCGGGCCGGTTGCTCCTTGGCTTTGGTTTGCGGCTTGCCGGTGAGTTGGCGGTAGCCGGTTTGGTAGAGAAGTTGGCGGCTGCCGGGCTGCCAGTGCGGGAAGGTTTGCTTTTCCACCAATCCATCGCGGATGGCGCTGGCGAGGATTTTGGGGACTTCGTTCGGCTCGCAATCCAGGTCGGCGCTGATGTCTTCGGCGGTGCTCCAGCCGGGCGGGAGGGAGTTGGTTTTGCGGGCGAGGGTTTTCCAGTTGCTCATAAATAAATGGGCGCGGTCATGGTGCGTCCGCGTTTCTTGTCAAGGAGGAAGTAGGTCTGCGTGGGCGGTTCGAAGGAGGCTTTGATCGAGAGCGCGTAGGCGTTGTAGCCGATGAGGCTGCCGTTGCAGAGCCAGTGCCGGTTTTGCTGGTATTGGTGCCAGTGGCCAAAGAGATCAAGGTCGGCTCGGTTCGGCGATTTATTCCATGAAGCGATTGCCTTTTCGGTCGGGATGGTAAGGCCCCCGATGCCGCCTTGAAATTTCAGCCCGTCGCCATGGTGAAAGCGCAGGCGGCGGCCATACACTTCCATGAAATTAAAATAGCTGTCGGCGATCTGAAACTCGATTTGCTGGTCGTCGGCAAAGCGGCCTTCGAGGATGCGGTAGAGCAGCCACTCGTAGCTGTGCGCGGCTCCGGTGGCGTGGCGGGGTTTGACGGTTGTTCTGCCGTGGTTGCCGTAGGAGGTCGGAATGAGGATGCGCTTGAAGTGGGGCTTGAGCGTGGCGAGCCCGTCGGCGATGCGGTCTTGCAGCCATAGGATGACTTGCGTGGGCGTCTTGCTGTTCGACTCGGCGAGTTCCTCGTGGATCATCCCGGTCATCAGGTCACCGCCGAGCCAGAGGATGAGGTCGTCGATCTTCGCCCCGTGGCGTTCGATCTCGGTGAGCCGGGCGATGGTGCTAAAAAATTTCTCGATGCGTTGCTTGGCAATCGGCAGCCGGTATTCGTTGAGGCCATTGACGCTGGTGGCTTCGACCGTTTCCTCGACATGCCAATCGCTGGCGAGCGCGATGGCGACGGCCTCGGCTTTGTCGTTCATCGAGACGGTGAGCGGGTGAGGGCGGATGCGCGTCTTGCCGAGCGAGAGGGCGATGCCGAGTTGTTTCTCCAGCGACTCCACGCTGGCGGCGTATTGCGCGAGCTTGGCCTTGAGGGCATCGACTTCGGTTTTGTGGGCCTTGTCCGCTTGCTCGCGGGCGATGGCGCTCCAGGATGTTTTCATACTTCTTCCTCCTCTTCGTCGTCGGCCTCGATGGGCCATAGGATTTCCTCAGCGTCGCGAGCGAGGGCGCGGGCCGCGTGGGAATTTCCGAATTTGAAATCCATGTCAAAGGTGGTGCCCGCGTCCTCCCAGCTCACAACGCACACGCCGACCTCGAAATGTTCGGCGAGGATTTGGCGGACCTGCGTCATCACGGCCTCGCGGTCTGGCGGTGGGGAGGATTTCGATTTGCGGCTCATGCCAAATCCTCCGTGAGCAAGTAGGGAATGGTCTTCTGACCGGCGCGGTCCATTTCGGAATAGACCAGGGAAACGAACGCGGTCCATTGGGATGGGTGGACCGTCTGACAGCCGAGGCTGCTGGTAGAATTGTAGCCGCCACGGTGGATGTTGATGGCGATGCCCATGCTGTCGCCTTCGCCGTCGCGGGTCACTGGCAGTTCCTCGGCGGGGTTGGCAGGGCGGAGGGCCGGATAGCCGCCGCCGGGTTTGCTCAGGCCGTGCTTGCCTTTGCGGTAGCGGTGCACGCCGGGCTTGAGGACGGCGATGCCTTGGCGCTTCACCGAGGGATCGGTGTTGGCGTTGAAGGTCGCGTAGGCGTTTGGCGAGATGAGGAAAATGGCGTCGTCGTAGATGCCCCGGTCGTTTTGGCCGACCTCGCCCATCGAGTCGCGGTAGTAGCCTCGAATGCCCACCAGCGCGACCTCATCGGCCACTCGGGCTTTGGTCAGCAAGGCTTGCGTTTTGGACTTCGCTTGTTGTGGGCGGGCGGCGGGGAGCATTATTTATCTTTCAGTGCGGGGATTTCGGGGAGGGTGTAGCTGAACCGCCCGTAGTCTGTCTCGAGCGAGACCCCGAGGGTTTCGCAGCCGGTGAGAAACGCGCTGGCGATCAGGAGCCAGCCGAGGAGCAATGCGGAGGCGGCGATTTTTGCTGGGCTCATTTGCGCTCGTTGCGAACGATCTCGATGAGACCGAGCACCGCCACGGTGGCCGCAGCGATGCTGTCGGTCATTTGGGGGGAAATTTTTACTCCGACCAGGGCGAGGATCAGGGCGAGGCCGCGAAAGGTGGATGGCTGTTTGAGTTGAGCGAGGAGGTTGATCATATTTTGTCGAGTTTGGTTTCGAGCCGATCCATCAGGTGGATGGCCCTCGTTGTGGTTTGTTGGTTTTGCGAAATGACGGTGAGCATTTCTTGGTTGGCGGTCTTGAGGTGGTGGATGAATTCCGAGCTCTGGTGATCCATCTTGTTTTCGACTCGTTCCAAGCGGGCCGTGAACCAACGAAAGAGCACGCTCACGGCGACGATGCCGATAAACACAAGCGCCACGAGGTGCCAGGTCTGGTCCTGCTTGGCGGCGTGGCTGATGGTTTCGAGGATGGCTTGTTCCATGGCTAGGAGAGGGCGGCAGCGATTTGGGCTCCGGTCGTTTCGACCGTGGAGCATTGCGCCAATCGCGTGGTGTTGAGGGCCGAGACTTTGGCCAGCTCGGGCGAAAGCTCGGTGCGGACCTGTGTGGCGATGCCGGTGGCGCTGGGGATGCTGCCTCCGGTGGCGGGGAGGATTTCGGCGGATCCGTCCCACCGGATCGAACCAGAGCCGACATTCTCTCCGGCGGCTCGGAAGAGGATTTGGTAATCGCCTGCCGCTCCGCTCATGTTCCCGGTGTAATACGCAGTGGCTCCCACCTCGGAGAGCGCGAGGGGTGAGCCGCTGGCGACGCCGTTTTGGTAGAGCTGGGCGGTGACGCTCAAGCCGGTCTGGCTTTGTGCCAGGGCGATATTCAGTTCGTTAGCCATGGTTAGCTATTGGCTTGGGCTAAAAGATTTCCGACGATTTCCGTAGTCGAAACCTGCGCCAATCTCGTCGTGTTCAAAAGGTCTGTCTTACCTTTAATGGCCGTGATGTCTGCGGTCGGGATGTTTGCCGGGGTCGCACGGGTTGAGATGGCGGCGTCCACTCTCCCAAGCTCAACCGAAAGCTCCGTTCTCACTTGTGAGGCTATCGAAGCCGCGCTTGGCACTGAAGGCGCGTTGGTGAGGGTATCGACCGTTCCGCCCGTGATGGTGCGTGATGCTGCGCTCCACACGGCTGTTGCCACAGCGGCACTGGTGAGGACTGCCGTGCCGGTGGTGGCATCGACGGGGACGCCGAGGGCCACCGATCCGGCGGCTGGGACGGCGAGAGTGCCCGTGAGGTTGCCATTGGCATACACCGTCCCAGCGCGGACATTGGACGGCGCTGCTTGGCCTAAGTTGTTGTCGGCTGTGTAAAAGTCGCTGAATGTGGTTGTGCCGTTTTTTGCAAAGCGCACTTGTGATGCGACTGGGGTAGGGTCTATTCGGAATTTGGCGCAATTTGTTGCAAGCAGACCTGAAGCACTAGATATTAACGACCCGCTAAGGACAACATTTGCACCTGTTTGGTTCGTGCATGCTACCGCATGAGCAGAGTTTGTTGCGGTTAAATTCCCTGTAATGGTTAACTGACCGGTCGTGGCATTATTTATGCCGGGACCGCCCACTCCAGCACTCACGCTTCCCGTGCAATTTAAAGTGCCTGCTCCGGCGTTGTTAACCCCTGCAATGCCAGAAACCGAGCTGCCTGTAATTGATCCAATAATGGCTATACTTGCCGTTGATGTATTATGTATTCCATGCGAAAGAGCGCCCGTTCCCGCAATCACATTCGCAGTTACAGAGTGAGAGCCGACTCCTGTGAATCTTATTCCGTGAGTAGGGAATCCCGAGTTACTGCCTGTTCCCCCAATCACACTTCCGCTCAAAGTCGCAGCAAGATTACCAGAGCTAACCCAAACGCCAAAGGCATCTGGTCCTGAGCCTGCGGTGATATTGTTGCCAGAAATGGTCAGCGTTCCGGTAGATGAGGAAATAACTCCTTGCGAGGAGGCTCCTGTGCCTGCCGTGATATTCCCAACAATCGTTGCGGAGGCTGTGCCGTTTAAACTCACCACCGCCAAGGCTGCTGATCCTGCAACGACATTTGCCGTGAGCGTAACGCCATTTGAGAGCGTAAACGATCCTCCTGCCGTGCCGCCGTAGGTCGCGCCGTTGGTGACATTGTCGCATGTTGCGTTGGCGGTGATTGTGACGGTGCGATTGTTGGCAATAGCATTGTCTCCAGCGACAGGGACAGACGCCCCCGGCGAACCGGCGGCAGTCGTTGACCATGTTGCGGTGTCGTTGAAGTTGCCAGAGGCAACGGCGAAGCGGTTGGCCATGATTAGAGTCCTTTCGCGGAGATGTAGGCTTGGAGAGCGGCTTGGATTGCGCCGACTGCCTGCTGGGTGGCTTCGTCGGAACCAGCGAGTGAGCCGAGCGCGATACCGATGGCGGCTTCGTCTGCGGTGATGACCTCGCCGTCTTGAATGCGAGTCGGGACAAGGCGCATGGCGACATTTGCGTCACTGGAGCCATCGCCCAGATAACGGCCCGATATGGCCAGGTTGAGGGAGAATTTGTCGTAGGATTTTCCGTTGATTTCGATTGGTGCGGATGCGTTCATGGTGTTTGGATTTTGGGTTAGGTGTAGGAAAGTGAGGCGCGATTTGACCACGCGCCGGAGGCGGTGCCGGAGGCGGTGACGACTCCATCGGCGTCGGTGGTGGTGCGGTGGATTGTCCAGCCGGTGGAGGATTCGGCGGTGCCGGATGGAGCGATTCCATAATAATGGTAGGGGGACGCCCATGCGGCGCGGGCGATGGTGGATCCGCCCTCGGTGAGGGGCACGGCCTGCCACGCTGATCCGTCATAGACGAGGATGTCGCCGGTTTCCGCCCCCGCGCCAGAGAGGCGCGAGGGAGGAACCAGAACGGGGATGACCGCCCAGCGCGATCCCGTCCATTTCCACGACCGATTGCCGGAGGTGAAAATGTCGTTGACCGACGGGGACGATGGAAACGCGAGGGCGGCCATGGGTTAGGGATGTTATTGCTTGTCGAGTTCGACCCACGCTCCACCGTAGGAGAGGTATTCGGTCATGTCGTTGCTATCGACCCAGCGGAGTCCTTCGGTGTGCGAAGGGGCGGTGGCCGAAACGACATCCTTGATTTGTTTGCCGTCGAGGGCGGATTGGGTGGCGCTGCTGACGGGTTTGTTCGCATCGCTGGTGTTATCCACATTGCCGAGGCCGACTTGGGCTTTGGTGACAGAGTGTGGGTTGTTAGTGGCGGCGATGTGGCCGCTCAACGAGGCTTCGGCGGTGTCGAGGTCGCTCTGGAGCGTGTCGATCTCGCCTTCGGCAGAAGTGACACGACCGGCCAAGGTGCTGGCGGCGGACTCAATCGCGGTGATGTCGCCTTCCGCTGTGGTGAGGCGGGAATCCAAGGCCGAGTCGGCGGCTTCGCGAGCCGAGGTCTCTGCGGCGAGGCCGGAAGAGGCGGTAGAGGCGAGGCTGGTGATCGCGCCATTGAGGTTGCTGTCCGCCGCTTGGAAGGCGGTGACGACTTCCGTCAACGAATCCAGCGAGCCGGGCGTGACATTTGAGAGAACATTGTCGATACGAGTGCCGAGCGCGGCTTCGGCTGCGGTCG